CCAAAAGACATCAATCGCCGTAAGGTTGATGACTTTATCGCTGGACTTGCTCTCATCTACTTCCGTGGACTGAGTGTTACTATCTCTGATAAGTCTATGTGGTCTGCATACGAGTATGGGTCAACAGAAGATCAACTTGTAAGTAAGTTTGCTTCAGATTTCAAGTCTTTCATCAACTTCATGGGTGATGATCTTGGTGCCCTTCCTAACAAGAACTGTGTTCTTGACTTGTTCTCAATCGTCAAGGATTTGAAGGATAACAACTTTAATATCAGTAATCGTGAAGGATTTGTTAGTGATTACATGAAGACACACGCTGCCAGACTCACCGATTCTCAGACCTACAGTTACAACAACGGTCGTGAGGCAACTTACAAGGAACTGATGAGGTCAAGGGAAGCGAACTTCAACAAACTTCGCCGTGAGATCATCACTCGTACATGGGATCCCCATTACTATTGTACTCAACTGGACAATCGCCGTTCATTTAAGAAGGAACAAAAGTTTGTTGCTGCTGTACGCCAAGACTGGGTAACACCTGAAGGTAAGGAGATTGAGAAGGGGAAACTCTTCGACCCTAGTGTCTATCAAGGTGGACACATCACACCCCATGCTGATGGTGGTAGTACACATGATGATGACAACTGTGCCATTCAAGAGACGGAAGACAACCTGAAACTTGGTCGAAATCCAATCGAGAACGTTTAAACTAAATATGGGTGGATTACTCCACCCTTTTTTTTATGCCTGTAATTGACATTGCACCCACTCCAATTTACATTTCGGAGTGTCCATTTCATGATAGAGTTAAGTCACTCTTCTTAGAGGAGATTGAAAAGCATGATGGACATAAGAACCCACTATCTGAGGGTCTGACACATATAGATCACTACTCTGTTCTCTCCGATGACAAGTTTTCTCGTTTTAAATCATGGGTAGAACAATGTGCTGAGGACTTTGTAGTCAACACACTCGGATATTATCTACCTGAAAATATGCAGGTTTCGGATAGTTGGATTAATATATGCCAAGAAAATGGATGGCAAGAACCACACTATCATGCTAACTCAACCATATCGTGTGTTTACTATGTAAATTTTGAACAAGGAAAACATGCCGACACATATTTCGCTGCAAGACCAAGATTAGGATTGGCGGCATATCCTTCATCACCAATAATTCAGATGGTGCATGATAGGGAGACAAAATATAATCAATTTGACTGTGTTACTGGTCAAGAGGGATGTTTGTTTATGTGGGAGTCTCATGTATTACATGGATTTAAACCTAACATTCATCCTGATCGTGTGACAGTTGCTATGAACTTGATTCCTACGGTCGTTTCTAATGGTGATTATGGATGGAGAGTCAATCACCTCACGCCAGAAGAGAGAAAAATTTCTGCTGATAAGTGGGCAGAGGGTAAACTCTGGGATACCCCAAACGTCTTTCCGCAAGACGGCTTGCCAAGGGATGTATATTAGATATAGGACACACTAAACACATGAAACTTTGGAACGCCCTTATAAAGACCGCAGGCGGACGCCTGGAGAGGGTTCAGTTTGAATCCCCTAGTTATTGGAGAGAAGATGCCATCGCACAGGCAAAGGGTGCCTACGGTGCTTCAGAGGTTGTTAGTTGCAACCCTGTTCCTATAGAGGTGCCCCATGTAAATCCTTCTTTGGCGGCAGTAAAACAAACTGCCAACGTGGTTGCCTCTGCTGGTGTAAGTCTGTTGGACTATGCTATAGGATGGTTGGTTATTGTTCCTGTTGGAATGATATTTGTCTGGCAACCATGGTTGTTGGGTGCTGTAATTGTTGGTGGTGTGGTGTGGTTTTCCGTCGCTCTCGCCAAAACATATAAGTAATAATAGGATAATAAATACAAACGACAAGGATTTTTTGCCATGACCGAAGAAACAAAGATGCTACAAGTTGACCCACCTGTTGCAGAAGCAGGAGCAACATTTGTAGGAAAAGGTGAGGATGGGCCTCAAAGGTATGATCGTTTAAATAAACAAGTTAAGATTATCTCTCAAACTCTTGGTAATCTTGATGGTAGACTTTCTGCTCTTGAGAAACTATTAGTACAGGCGATTGGTTACCAGCAAACTATTACTGCTGTAGTAAGAACTACCGCAGAAGTAGAGAAAGAAATTAAAGAACTCAGGCAGGAACTGGAATCTCTCCGTTCTGAGTCTAGATTTGACATGGCGGCAGGTGTTCCACTTGACCCAGCAGTTCCACCAGTCGGATAAGTGTCACAACACTATTGCCTAGATGATCTAGACACTTTATATTGACGTTGTTCAATCAATTCAACACATGGAAGATCAATTCGAATATAACGATTTCGATGAACTTTATGATGAGAAAATGTTCAAAGAATATCTTGATGATGATTTCTTGCCACAGGGTGGAGTTCGAGAACAGTTTGATTCTGAAACTCAAAAGTTGTTGAACCAATTCTAAAAGTGGCACACCCTCTGTTGACAGGGGGTTTTTTATTGACTATCCTACTGGGGTACATTCGAATCATGTCTATGACCTCTGCTGCCTCTACGAAAACCACTCGTAAGGTTCGCACTCGGAAGGCGAAAGCAACTACAACTCAAGTCAAACCATTGCCTAAAGTTGAAGAACTTCGCCCGATGACTCCTATCATCACCCGCCAAGAATATATCAGGGACATCAAAATCCGCTGGAACATTCACACCTATGAGGTTGGCAAATTGGGTGAGGATATTCAAAAGGCATACGACTCTTTGCTCCCTTTCTTCAAGAAGTACCGTGATTATGTGGTCACAGCGTACCAGAGGGAGTTCGGTAGTCCAGTCAAATAACTGTCACAGAGGGGTCGCCATGACCCCTCTTTTTTTGTATCATTACTATATTGACACCTGATAAATGAATCTGCGCCCCCACCAAATCCGTGCCATCAACGCAATGTGGGACAATCAGAAGGGACAGATCATTGTTCCTACTGGTGGTGGCAAAACAATGTGTATGATTGAAGACGTTGCTTTTACTCTTGAAGCAAGACAACGTGGTCAGACTATTGTTATTGTCGCCCCTCGTATTCTCCTCGCTGAACAACTGTGTGAGGAGTTTCTTGAAGTTATTGATACTACTCATACTCATGTAATGCACGTTCATAGTGGCAAGACTCGTTACTATGGTACTACTAAACCAGATAAGATTCACTTGTTTGCTAACACTGCCCGTACGGCAGGTGAGAACTGCATTATCTTCACTACCTATCATAGTTTGCATCGCCTGGTAGAGGCAGACATTGAGGTGAATAACATTTACTTCGATGAGGCACATAACTCTGTTGCAAAGAACTTTCATATTGCAACTAAACACTTTGCCACTCTCGATCATATCCGTTGTTACTTCTTTACTGCAACACCAAAGCATTCTCTCACACCTAAAAAGGCAGGGATGAATGACTTCGATGTATATGGTAAGGTAATCTGTCAAGTACCTGCACCTGAACTTGTTGACGGTGGTTATATTCTTGCACCTAAAGTAAATGTTCGACAGTTGCCTATCTCTAAGGATAGGAACAACTGGCAACGTGATGCTGATTATCTGTTTGAGACTATCAAAGAGGATAAAAAAGATCAGGTTCTTGTCTGTGCTCGTACTACGAAACAGATCATCAATGTAATTCAAAATACTGATTTTGTTGAAAGTATCAAGAAAATTGGTTATAGTTGGTTGGTAATCACATCAAAGACTGGAGCAATTATTGATGGTCACAAAGTAACTCGTGAAGAGTTCTTTGATACCTTGAACACATGGGGTAAAGACCCAAGTAAAAAGTTTATTGTGCTTCATCACAGTATCCTATCTGAAGGTATCAATGTCAATGGACTTCAGTCTGTTATCTTTCTTCGTAACATGGACTATGTTGGTATCTCTCAAACTATTGGGCGAGTAATTCGACTCGGTGGTGATACCAAAACCTATGGTCTTGTTACTATCCCAACCTATGATAATGTAGGTATCAGCACTGCCCGTAAAGTACAGGCAGTTGTAGATGTTATTTTCAACAAAGGGGAGGCAGCAATCTCTGAAATCACTCGATGAGTAGAAAAACCAAATACTACAACCACAATTCAACTCTATTAGACCCTGTTCCTATTAGAGATTATGTTTCACCAGATGGGCATTGGGTTGTAATGCCATTTGCAGGTCATAAAAAATGGGTTTGCATACATGATGGTGAATTTGTTGCAACTGGTTCATCTTTTGAGATTTGTATGAGAAAGATGAAACGGATTAAGACAAAAGAAAAACTGTCACAAGGTGCTTCCAATGCCCTTGCTGATATGTTATAGTTACAACGTACTGAACAAAACACATGGCAACTAAGACTAAAAAATTGTTTGTCACTCCGTTGTCAAGTAAGGCAAAGAACCGTTTCGCTAATGAAATGGATCTATTTCATACCTGCTTTGTTCAACAGGAGAGGAATCATGAGGGAACTAATTGGGTTTACCTTGAATCACTTAATCACAATTACTTCTTTTGGGTGCCTGTAAAAGGCAACAAAGATTGGAAAGTTGAGAAGTGAGTATTGAACTTAAACAATCACTATTAAAAGAGGAGTCGTTAGATTTACTACGAACTCTAATTCAAGCAGAAGTTAAACTCGCCTTACTACAAACAAGACTGAAAACAGATGCCGATTTAATTCAAGATCAGTTGGCAATCTGTGATGTAATTTACCAATCCTTAAAGGAGACTCTCTAAATGTCTATTGAAATCGAAACTGCGAGAGATCGGTGTCTTGATGTCATCGACAATTCTATTTCGCAGCGTCTAACTGAGTTGTTGGACAATGATAAATATGACGATGCTAAGGCAATCGCTCAAGAAATGTTCCTCTGTGGAAATGACCCTGAGGAAGGTTGGGATGATTCAATTTTGTTTCTAACAGACATCACAGGACTTAGTAACTCTGAGATTCAAGACCTTGAGTGGGTCAATCAGGGTGAACCCATTGAGGACAATGATTAAAGTGGCACATAATATATGCCACATGACTCATAACCCTGTATATTAAAGAAGTACCGAGAGGCACAACAATAAGTGGGATCGACAAACTGATCTCCGCCTCTCACACAAATTCTATTTCATTATGGCAACTCGTTCACGCATCGGCATCCAACTCGAAGATGACTCTATTCTCTCTGTTTATCATCATTGGGATGGTTATCCTGCTTGGTTGGGTCAGATTCTCCAAACACACTACAATACAAAGGAGAAAGTAGCAGACCTGATTGACGGTGGTAATATGTCATCTTGTTGGTCAGATAATGTCTATGACTATGAAAAACAAGAGTATGTGAAACGTGACCCACAACCAGAGTATTATGGTGGGGATGATGAAACACCACAACTTCATAAAACTATGACCGAGTATTTCGACTGTAGTAATGATTGCTGGGGTGAGTATGCTTACATCTTTAATAAAGGGGAATGGTTCTGTTATAACACTAGCGATAACCTTGGCGCACTTGTTGATATTCCCGAGGAAGAATGAATGACCGAAGAGTTCTCTAAGGAAGTGAGAGCGCTTTTTCCAAATAGTAAAAAGCATCTTAAATTCCTTAGAGAAGTTAAAAGAGACCTTAAAAGGCACTCTATACAAAAACCCCCAAAACAATATAAAAGAAAGAAAAAGAAGAAAAATGACAATTAAATGTACCGAACTGAGTTTCCTTACTATATCTTTCTTTAAGTTATCTCTTTCTAATTGGAAAGAATTAAAACCACAAATAAAGCGATTAGTCGATCTTGACCTTGAAAAGGACAGGATCGACATTTGCTATTCTGATTATTTCAAGTATAATAATAGACCACCCTATATGATTCCGTTCATTCACTTAATTGAGGATGAACTACTTGACTTCTTTAATGGTGCTGGTATGGCAGTTCAAACACCTGACAACTGGCAAATGTGGTCACAGACATATAAAGGTACGGATTCTCATCCCCTACATAATCATGGGTTTGGAAATCTTTCAGCAATTCTTTATCTAGATTTTGATAAAGAACTACATCAACCAACTAGGTTTTGGCAACCCTTGCCTGACCCTTTCTTTGGCACAATTAAACATTATCAACCTGAGGTAGAAGAGGGAGATATTGTATTCTTTCCCTCTACCATTTCACATGAATGCCCTGCCTCGAACTCGGAGACTTATCGCTCCATTATTGCTTTTAACGTGCCAATCGCTGACCAATCAGTACAGTAAAATGTATCAATTAAATTGCACAATCACTAAAGAGCAACGTTCATTATTGGCGGATGCTTTATACTACTATAGTGAAATGTTGAATAACGATTCTGATAAGAATGAAGTTATCAACGCTCTTGAAGAACTGGAAGAACATCTAGACGCTCATTTTAAGGAACAAAAACCTGCATGAATAACGATCTTTCACTAGACGAATTAGACTATCTTATTCAACAAATGAAAAAGGTAGACGGTTGGTCAATCGCAAGGGGCGAACAAGTTGATTTCCCTTCCGTACATCATGCTAACATCATTCGCAAATTAGAATACTTACGAATTAAACTAACGATGTGAGGGAGTATGAAACCCGAAGAAATTCAGTTACAGAGTACATCAAGACAATTTGAATATGAGAAAATTTCGAGAGAACTAGAGGACTGTAATGACCCTGACATTCTTAAAGAAATGCTCCGTGCTCAGATTAAACTTTATATGAAACTGCAAGAAACAGTAGCAGTCACATTCGCAATGAAATGAAAAACTTAAGACACCAAATCAAATCCCAATGGTATTATATCTTTTGGGGTATTTGCACAGTAACAGTTCTTGCTGGACAGGTCTATGTTGGTTCAGGATACCGACACATGGCAGAGTCAGTAGAAACTATTGCCGACTATATTATTAAAAACAATGAGTGACAACGAACAACTATTACGCATTATTGCTAACAATCTTAAAGGTGAATTGAAACACTATACTTGTGTTGATAAACATAAGTCTTGGAAAAAGTTTGTTATTGAATATGCTCACAAAAACGAGGATTGATGTTACAATGAGAGTGACGGGCAGCGTTATGGTAATCGTTGCCTATTTTGTCGTACTGCATGTGAATACATTCATGGGTGTCATTATGCACACCTTTGCTGATGCAATATCAGTTCCATATTTTGTTAGGACAAAATCATGGGATGTTGTGCTTATGTTGGGATTCTTGTTATGTATTTCTGCATCTAAACTATGGATAGGATGAAACACTTATGGCAAGTGTGGAAGTATGCTCTAGGAAGTTTTAGTGATGACAAAACAAAACAATATGACAATTACATTGCTTGTGTACGGACTCTTTTATTTGTCAGTTATCTTGTCACTAATTGTTTTATTGTTTCAGGGGTCATAAGACACTGGCATCCAGTTGAGACTAATACTATTCACACCAAAGACCTGCCTTAGGGCGGGTCTTTTTTTGTGTAAATATATGTACGGTAAACCCTAAATGTATGAAATTAATAGACGGATGCTACTCTCTCAAACTTGAGTGTGCTTTGAGGGAATTGGGATTCGTAGATATAGGTTGGAAAACTGTTGCCCGTGCAGGCATTTTTTTCGTTCAACCAGTAGGAATACCCGAAGACCCTGACGGCGATCTTTTAGGGTTCTTGGTCACCATACCATACGCCAAGACGGGAAGGCGACCAAAATTAAAGACAACCGCCCGACTGGCACTAGACTACTGTCTTGGCGACTGAATTTATATAAAAAGGGCGAAAACTCGATGCCCAGGGGTGGACAGTTATATAAACTGTCACAACCTGCTTGATTTGTGGGTTTTCATAGTTTATTATATAACTATGAAAAATACCCATCTTGAGCACCCCGAGGATTCTATACTAAATCAGGGTAGAACTGGTGCTATCAACGTTCTTAAGTGGTTTGCTGATAAAAATAGTAGTCTAACAGTAAAATATGATGGAGCACCTGCTATTGTATGGGGTATTAACCCTGAATGTGGTAGGTTTTTTGTTGGGACTAAGAGTGTATTCAATAAAGTTAAGGTAAAGATCAATTATACTCACAGAGATATAGAAGACAATCACGGTGCTACACCTGCTGTTGCTTCCATACTTCACATGTGTCTTGATAAACTACCGCATAAAGACGGTGTTTTTCAGGGTGATTTTATTGGTTATGGTGGTTATGATGAGTACACACCAAACACCATAACATATAAGTTTTTGTTTGCTCCTACTCAAGATATAGTATTTGCTGCACATACTGAGTATGTTGGTAACAGCATGAAAACTATGAATGCCAAGTTTATGTCATTCGATGAGGATGACAATGTTATGCAATCGGATACTGTTCGATTCCTTGATACTAAGGCAAAGATCAAGACTAGAAAGAATAAGATCGGTTTGCTTATTGGTATGGCAAGAGTATTGATTCGATTCACTTCATTTACTGACGAAAAGATCGGTGCTTATGTTAAACAAGTGATTAATTCATATATTCGTTCGGGTAAAGACCTAGTGCCATCCCAGTTGGCACAAGAAACAGGATTAGACGTTAATCTCTTTCACCTCTATAAACTTATCATCGAAATCAAAGAGTTGCTCATGGATGGAGTTACAGATTATGAAGATGTTGACTGCTACATTGGCGATAAACCCTGTGAACATGAGGGGTATGTTATGACCAACACATTTGGAACATATAAATTGGTAAAAAGGGAGATTTTCTCCTATAATAATTTCAACGCCGTCAAGAATTGGAGTAAGTAAATGCCTTATGAACCCAAGGTCAATGATTATGTCATTTGGACAACTGAAATGGGACTGGTTCATAAAGGATGGGTGTATTTTAAATGCGATGAATATATTACTATTGAGATAGGAGTTAAACCTAAACCTAATTGTGAGTATGCTAAAAATGATAAGCATTGTATGACACATTGCCTATTGCTTTGTTATACATCAACTTATCATGAGTTGGAGTATATCACAAAACGTGACAATCCACATCACGTTGTGCCAATTCCCGAAGTGTCCACTAAACCCGCCGAATTGGTCAAATCTGTGTGATACTATAAGAGTCAAACAAACAGGAGTAACGATGCCTAACACCGATCTGCTTCTCAAGTATGAATCAGATAACATTACAGAGGAAGAATTTCTCCAACTGTTTCAGAACATTTATGACACTGGCGCCTGGAAATGGTTGCAGGGTCATTATGGTCGAACCCTTCATGCCCTTGCCTCACAGGGACTTATTGAACTAAAATAATTCTATGCTAACATTTCTTTCAGTAGTTTTAATTGTACTCATAGTTGCAATTTACTACCTATACAAATTTAATCCACATTAACTATGAAATTCAACGTAACCGAAGTTGAGTTTGATTTTGATGACGATTATGCCAACGGATTCGAACTCACATTTGATGAAGAGATTTCACTTCGTGACCTAACACTTGGTGTCTGGGATGCAGATAGTGAAGATGATTTAATTGAAGAAATCACAGCAGCATCAGGTTGGTGCATTAAATCTATTGACTACGACATTCAACTAAAATGACGATCGACACTTATTCTTTCGCAGGCGATGGCATTACTGTTCTCGGTATGGTCGGTGTCATTAGCACTGCCATTATTCTTTTTACTGCCTTTCGCCGTTATTACAATTCTCCTCTACGCAAATGATGGACTACAAATTAATCCTACAAAGTAAAACTGAAGATCACTTGTATAAGTTTATCACAGTATTAGACAAGGCAAATGCCCTTGACTGTATTAACTGGGTACGCTTCAATTATCCTGAGTGGGATGTTCAAAACCTGAGGAAAATTATCTCTTAATCAAATGATTACTTCCAAAGCATACATGCTCAAGATCATGAAAAAATGTGATGGGGCAGATACTCTTACAAGAGAACAGAAGTTTGAGGTATTTTGTAGGGTGTGTGATAATATGCTTAAAGAGGGTAGACTTTCTAAAGTAAATCATACTCGATGGACAAATATATTTTGAGTGTGACAATTAAATAACCGTCTACTAAGACCCCACAGGGGTCTTTTTTATTGGTATATTATAAATGTGGAAGGCAAGGGTGAGAACCAATTCGGTCAACACACCGTGGAAAATCTCTTTAAGTCGAACCTCTTCCACACACTAATTCATTACCAATTAAATGACTCATACGATCACACTCTCTCGCCGAGAATTTGGTCTCTTAAATTATATTACTAAGGGACTATACAACAGACTTGATAGCGATGTCACAGAATGGGGCGGACAATGCACAGGACATGATGTTATTGAGCATGAATACTATGGCAAAGATGTGATTAAATCATTGCATCTTAAGACTAGAGATATACTACAAGAATGCTATGGTGGCAATCAGGAAGCAGTTCAACTTCAAAAGAAGTGGGACTATAGAGGTGTGAGGATAAAATGAAGAAAGAAACATTTTACCTAGTTACTGAACTTGAACTAGACAAAGAGCATGACATGATCTCTGAATATATTGGGATATGGACAGCAAAGAATGGTAATGATCTACGCTCTAAGATTGAACATAAGACTGGAGCAAAGATAACACACATTGAGTATCAAACAAATTTACTACATTCATTAACCGCATACATGTAATGATCTCAAGAAAAGAAGCAGAACTTAAATGGCAGTTTTATAATGAGACTGACGAGGAATATACACAAGAAATGTATATGCAAAATCTCAAACTGTCACAGCAATTCCCATACATCTACACTCAATGGGGTACACTATTATCAGAGGATTTTCAACAATGATGAGAGACCACCACCACACTCAAAACAAATCAATTAAAGTGCCTTTTACATGGCATGAACTACATGATGTCATTTACTATCTTGAATGGAAATGTGATGAGATCAATGAGACTGGAAATGAATTTGAATATCCTGAAATAGAAGATAAACTTGCTGAATTGAAAAACATTGCTTCTAGACTTCAAACTAGATCAGAAAAAGAGTACGATGAAATGATTAGAAATCAGGCAAAGAAACCTGATGATATGTGGTAGTGTGACAATACACTTAGTGTCACATCATTACACTAACTGTGTTGCCCTTGAGTTATACTTAATATAACAACAAAGACATCTATGACTAACAAACAACGTTATGAGTCTTTCCTAAGATGGGAAGCAATGATTGCAAGACAAGTTGCAAGACGTAAAGGTTGCTCTGTTGAGGACTTATACAAGAAACAGCAATCCGACTGGAACCCAGAGGTGTTATGGAAGTAGTAATTACACCCGATAACATATTTGACAAAGAAATATGTGTTGACTGTGGTAAATCTTGCCGCATAGGTTCAGGTAGATTTGTTAATCGTTATGCCTACTATGGTGATGAAGTACATGGTTGGCGATGTGGC